ATACGGTTATTGACGGACAGACGCTGTGCAGTGTTGCCGGCGCTATTATCCGAAGAAGTACCGGTACTTATCCTAAAGACGAGTTTGACGGCGTTCTAATCAAGAACATTATCAATGATGAGACGTTCTTTGACGAGGATGTGGAGATTGACCAGACTTATTACTACGCCGCATTCCCGTATACTACTCAGGGCGTTTACAACCGCAATACGGCGAACCGTTCCACCTGTACGATCATTGCCGGTTATGAGCCTGACAATATGAAGGTCTTTACTGCAACATCTGCGTATTCCTCCGGACAGGCTCGCGTTCGAATTAACGCTACACTTCCGGACAATGGAACGGAAGAGCGCCCATATACGATTGCCGGCGCTATTATCCGAAGAAGTACAACTGGTTATCCGACAAATGAAAATGAAGGCGTTCTTGTGACCGATCTTAAGGAAAGCAGCGAGTTCTATGATACCAATGTATCTCTGAACCAGACTTATTACTACGCCGCATTCCCGTATACTACTCAGGGCGTTTACAACCGCAATGCGGCAAATAGGGCATCCTGTACGCCTGTTGCAATTATTCCGGGCAACATGCAGAAATTTACGGCGGAATCGGTTCATGTCAGCGGACAGCCTCAGGTAAAGCTCACAGCTACGCTTCCCGCCAGCGTTACCGGCTGTACGATTGCCGGTGCGGTAATTCGCAGAAGTACGACTGGTTATCCGGTTAATGAATCGGACGGTTCCCAGGTTGCAAACATTACCAGCAGCGGCACCTACTATGATACCAACGTGGAGGCTGGCATCATCTATTACTATGCAGCTTTTCCGTATTCTACGGACGGCGTTTACAACACCAACAATGTCAGCGCAAACCAGGCAAGTTGTGAAGTGAGCAGCTACGAATATCTATTTGGATATGATCTTGTAAAGTCCACTTCCAATCCTTCAGGGCGTGTTACCTATCCGTCTGATGTTGACAATGCTAATTTTACTCCTGCAAAGATGAATTTTGGAGATTCCTTTAATTACGGCAGTTGGAATTTTGAGCCTGGAGAAATGTTTATGCCTCGTCCCTGTATGCTGACCTATGCAGGTGCGGTGGATCATTATCTCAATCCCAACGATTATACCAAAAAAATCGACGGCACGGCATCCAGTGTTGCCAATACCTCTTTCGGCGGCAATGCGATGATGGAATGGCCGAAGATTTATACCAAGCGTTGGGAAGAGAATGGCGTCTATCATTTCCGCTGTTCCGATATTCCGCAGGATGATACTTGGGATTGCTGGTGTAACTATGACCGCAATAATAATGAAATTGACCACTTTTACACCCCTATTTATTTCGGTTCCAATGTATCAAGCAAGCTTCGTTCCATTAGCGGACAGAATAATATGGTTTCTCAAAATGCTACTACAGAAATCAATTATGCAAAAGCTAATGGAAATGACTGGTATACGGAGGTTCTTGCCGACAGGTTTCTTATTCAGGATTTACTTGTTATGATGGGCAAAAGCACCGATTGCCAAACTGTATTTGGTTCGGGCAGAAGTGATGCCAGCTCGGCTGCTAAAACCGGAACCATGAATACAAAAGGTATGTTCTGGGGCTCTAATAACGGTACAGATGGTGTTAAGGTGTTCGGCATGGAGCATCTATGGGGCAATCTGTGGAGACGTACTGCTGGTTGGGTGAATGTAAACGGTACGCAGAAAGTTAAGCTAACACGCGGTACGCACGATGGAAGCACTGCTACAGATTACAACACCAATGGCAATGGTTATATTTCTGTATCTGGAGCCACTCCTTCCGGCACTTCCGGCGGCTATATCAGCAGCATGAAGACAGAAGCTTACGGACGGATTCCTGTTACGGCAAGCGGTTCAAGCAGCACTTACGAAGCGGATGGACTTTGGTACAGCAACTCCGGTACAATGTATGCGTTTGTCGGTGGCGCCTGGAACAATGACCTTCATTGCGGTCCGTTCTGCGCTGATCTGGACGCTGCGGCGTCCTATTCGAACTCGAACCGTGGCGCGGCTCTCTCTTGTAAACCACTTGCTGATGCGTAAGCATCGAGGAGAGGACGGGAGAACCTTAGGTTCGCCGGGAGCTAAATCTGTTATAAAACTAATAGGGGTATACACTGCGACCAGTGCGATTGTCGGTGGCAACTGGAACAATGACCTTCAATGCGGTCCGTTCTACGCTAATCTGAACAATACGGCGTCCAATTCGAACTCGAACAATGGCGCGGCTCTATCTTATCCATTAAGAATGATTCTCTTAATGCAGTGTATATCGCTGCGAAAGCAGCAAGGGGCATAGAGCCTTTTCCTCACCGCTTGGTGAAAATTAACTCGGTGCAAGCATCTGCTAGTAGCTGAGAATATGTCGAACGCGGATGAGAGGATAAGAGAGAATATGAAATCCTATAACCACCTGTATGAAGCAACCATTTCCGAATTTAACCGGCAATATGCTTTATCACAAGCAAAACACAGCAAGCGATTCCGTCGGATACTGAAACACCGGCACATGTCAGACGACGAAGCAGTTAATAAATCGCTTCAATGGATTATCAACTACAAAAACGCCGAGCATGTGCCAGTTTACATATATGACGGTATTACTCGAAAAGAGCGATCCATTATTGTTCCGACTATGGAGGAGCTGCTTGTGCAGCACTGCATTGTCAGCGCATTAAAACCTATGTTCAGCAAGGGCATGTATGAACACACCTATGCAAGTTTACCAGGACGAGGCGCCCATAAAGGGAAGCAGGTAATAGAAAAATGGATTCGTACTGATCCTAAGAATTGCAAGTATGTTCTCAAAATGGATATCCGGCATTTCTTTGATTCTATTCCACATGATCTATTGAAAGCCAAGCTGAGAAAACCGTTCATGATGAGAAGATGCTGGATTTGTTATTCCGCATTATCGATGTTACTGAAATTGGGATTCCACTTGGCTTTTATACTTCCCAATGGCTTTCCAACTGGTATCTGCAAGGACTGGATCACTACATTAAGGAAAAATTGCACGCAGTTCACTATATGCGCTACATGGATGATATGGTTATATTCGGAAGCAACAAACAGGTTTTGCACCAGATGAAACAAGCGATTTCTGATTATTTGAAAACGGAGCTTGGCTTAGAGCTCAAAGCGAATTGGCAAGTGTTCCGTTTTTCTTATATTGACCGTGAAGGTAATGAAAGAGGCCGTGATTTGGATTTTATGGGGTTTCGTTTTTACAGAACTCGAACGATTCTTCGAAAGACCATTATGTACAAGGCGGCAAGAAAAGCTCGGAAAATCTCCAAAAAGGAGAAGGCCACTATACTCGATGCCCGTCAGATGCTGTCTTATCTCGGTTGGATTGACTGTACAGATACCTACAATATATACAGAAAATGGATCAAGCCTTATATCAATTTCCAACAATTGAAACGGAAGGTTTCGAGATATGACAAGCATGACGATAAATGGGTATATCATAAGCTCGCAAGCATTTACACTGCGAAAGGAGGAAAGTCGCATGGAGCTAAATTACAAGTATGCCGAAAGCACAATCAAGCCCGCTGCACTTGAGGTTGCTGAAGGTTCGGTGTATTTCCGAAAAGAAATTAACAATATCACAAGATCGTCTGAACAAGGCGATGACACCGTTTACTGGACGTATCAGGAGGCGGAACTAACCCCCCAGGAGTTTAATGACTATACCAATCTTCTTATGGCGGAGTACACCATAAAGGGCAAAAACGACTCTGAAAATATTGTTCAGCTCATGATTGAACAGGAAAACAGCGATGATAATCAGCTTACCATTATGGAAGCGATTGCCGATCTGTATGAACTGATTGCAATGATGCTTGAGCCGTCATAAAGGAGGAAAAAGACATGGTGGAAATCTATACAAAGCTTATTATAAATAAGCGGAGAACCTTTGACCAGGTGCCGGATAAATTCCAAGCCGATGTCAAAGCAAGATTGATGGAATATGGTTATGACACCAATGGCGATGTAATCGCTTTGGAGGGGTAATCATGTTTTATATTTTAATCCAAATTCTAATAGGAGGTAACAACATGGTAGCATTGTATGTAGCGCTCATTATCAACAGCAGGAGGACGTTTAGTCAGGTTCCGGCAAAGTTTAAAGAGGCGGTAAAAGAAGACCTCGCAGCGTTGGGCCTTGATGAAAATGGCAATCCGGTCTAAGTCTCAGCCTGACTTGATTTGAGCGGGAGGTGAGACAAATGGACACGCCTATTACACGAGCGGAGCATGAGGAGTTTCGCCGTAGACTCGAAGAAGAACGCAAACGTCAAGACAAGCGTCTTGAACTTTTGGAAGAAAGTATGCGACGGTTCGAAACTCTCAATACCTCGATTGAGAAGCTCGCTACTAACATGGAAAATATGTTGAAAGAGCAGATCCGTCAGGGCGACCGTTTGGACGAACTGGAATCCAGAGACGGGCAGATGTGGCGTAAAGTTGTAAGTTATGCTGTAACAGCCATGATCGGCATCGTCATTGGATTTGTTTTCAAGCATTTTGGGATGTAAAAACTGAATAAGGAGGTGTCATTACATGCACGTTCTCGATTTCATAAAATGGGGTTTAACGCATGTCAAAAAGTCGTCTGTCCCAGTTGGAGCAATTCTTCCCATTCCCGTGTCAGAGGTTGGTTCTGCCGGAGAGTGGGAATATTTATTTGGAACGACTGGAGAAAAAGTTACTCAATCCCTTCTGAACAATAAGTTTAACAGTTATTATTCTAAGAACGGATGGACAAGAACACAATTTGATAAGGCTACAGCCGGTTGGGTCAAAGCAGGTAAAACCGTTTGCGATTGCCAGGGCGTGGAAGATTACTACAGCAAATCTCAAACAAACGCCAATGGCAATTATGTGCGGTACTGCGATGATAAAGGACTTTGCACGACTATTACCCGTCCTTATGTGTTGGGCGAAGCTCTATTTAATGGATCGAGTTCAAAGAAAACGCATGTCGGATGGGTATGCGGATTTATGCCAAACGGAGATGTTCTCGTAATGGAAGAACGTGGACTATCTTATGGTTTTGTCGTTACCCAAATGAGTAAGCGTGCATGGAAATATCGTGGTCTTATGACCAAACGATATCAGTATGACACCGGAGAAAAGCAATCCGAAAGCAGTGGCTCTGCATTTGTGTTTACGCGTATGCTTAAACATGGATGTATTGGTGAAGATGTTAAAGAACTGAAAAAAGCTTTGGCAAAACATGGTTATGACAACCTGACTTTGACAAATGGAAACTTCTATTCTTTGACTCGAAATACAGTAAAAGCCTTTCAACGCGACAAAGGATTAACTGTTGATGGAATTGTAGGCCCTAAAACCTTTGAAAAACTAGGAGTACAGTTCAAATTGTAGAAAGTTGAAATTGGAGGTGAGATTATGAGTTACAGCATTACAGGCACAACGATCACTTTGACCCGAGGTGATACATTTGAGGCTCTAGTCTCTGCCACTAAGAAAGATGGGACGCCATATATTCCTGTTGAGGGCGATGTTATCCGATTTGCTATGAAGGAAAATTATGACGATGCCCGTCCTCTTCTTGTCAAAGAAATCCCGATTGACACCATGATGCTTATGCTCGAACCGAGCGATACGGCTGATCTCAATTTTGGGAAATATGTCTACGACATTCAGCTCACCAAAGCAAATGGTAAAGTCGATACCTTCATCACGAAAGCCACTCTTAAGCTTTCGGAAGAGGTTGACTGATTATGGGTGGAGTGTGCGGAATCGGGTCTATTAAAGGACGCCTTTCGCCTATAGAAAGTTTATCGGGAACTCTTTCTATCCCTGTTGGCGGGATTTTGGATTGTGATATTTATGATGGCGAATATACGGTTACTCCATCTGATACAGTTCAAATTCTGCCGACAGCCAACAAATTATTAAAGCAAGACATCGTGATTGAAGCATCCAGCGGTATTCCGGAAGGGAGTGAGATGGCTACGGACGAGGATATTGATAATTTGATTGATGATATTTTCGGACCGGATATAGAGCCAAGTCCGGACGAGCCTGTTTATGATTCGGACGATATCGCTACCGATGAAGAATTGGATGATGTTCTCACAGATGTCTTTGGCTAACAACTTCTCATAGTCATAGCAGCATTTATGCTGTGACAAATAAAAATATTCCAATAGGAGGAATGTGTAATGCCTAGCACTGTAAAAATCACAACCCTGGAACAGTTGAAGGTTGCCCTTCAGGCAGCCAAGACCTACATCGATAATGAGATCGGTGGACTGGGCGGTCTTGCAGGAAAGAGCGAGGTTGCTTATGAAGATCTTGCCGCTGCCCTCAAGACGCTGATTGACGGTAAGGCTGAGCAGACTACCGTTAATACCATGATTGGAAATGACACGGGTAAATCCATCCGTGCTATTTCCGCTGAAGAAGTCGCTAAGATTGTGGCCGGCGCTGATGAGAACTACAATACTCTGAAGGAAATCGCCGACTGGATTATGAGCGACACCACTGGCGCCGCTAAGATGGCGAATGACATTACCCGTCTGGATACCATTCTGGATGGTATCGGCGACACGACCGATGACGAGCAGGCCACCGTTGTTGCTTATGTTCAGGCCATGATCGATGCTCTTGGCATTGGCGATTATGTCAAGACTACGGTTATGAATACTGAGCTGGCGAAGAAGGTTGACAAGGTTGATGGTTCCCGTCTCATGACCACTGCTGAGGGCACCAAGCTTGCGGGTATTGCAGAAGGGGCTCAGGTCAATGTAATCGAAAAGATTAAGGTCAATGGAGTAGAGCAGACTGTTACTGAAAAAGCAGTTGATGTTTCTGTTCCTACAGGCGCTCTCGCTTCGCTGGATAAAGTAACCGAAGAGAATCTGGATTCTGCTCTGAAGGCAAAGGTTAATGCTGCTGCCGAGGGCAACCACAGCCATGCCAATAAGACTGTCCTAGATGGCATTACCTCTGAGAAAGTTGCTGCTTGGGATGCTGCTGAACAGAATGCCAAGAATTATGTCGACGGGCTGGTTGCTTCTGACAATGAAGTTACAGCTATTTGCACTGAGGTCTTTGGCACTGCATCTGCCTAATCTGTTTAAAAGGGGGAGGGTGTAATAGCTCTCCTCCATTTTTAAAAGGAGCGTGAGTCGAATGCCTGAAAGCAAGCTGGTAACTTTAGGAAGCATCAGGTTGCTTGCTCAACAGACCAAGTCGTATGTAGACGGTAAAGTAGGCTCCACTGGTGATATTCAGTCGAGTGACACTGTCAAGACTTTCTCGGAGGACTATAAGACCGTTACCACGGTTTATGATAATGGGAACCAGCTTGTGAAGACTTTTTCGGACGATATGAAAACCATCACATCGGTTCTTAAGGATGCAGACGGGACGGTCATTGTTACAGAAACAAAGACCTTTTCAGAAGATGGCCTCACTATCTCTACGGACGTGGTTTACGGTTAATTAAATGTAAAACAAAGTGATTCAGTGTAGGTTATTTCTCTATTATTCCTACACTTTGGCTGAAAAAGCCTTATATTTCTGGATTTTTAGTTTCTATTATATAAATTAGGCTTTTGCCGCAACTTTATGGGGCTTGACA